AAACCTGTCTAGAAAGGTATGGTTTTACTAATTATGCGATGAGCGAAGAATCTAAACAAAGGTACATTAAAACATGTATGGAAAAGTATGGCGTTCCTAATCCTTTATGTTTAGAAGAAAATCAAGTTTATGGAAAAGCACAAAAGGAAATACAGGATTGGCTCCAAGCACTGGGATTAGTCTTTAAAAGTGATTACAGTGTCTTAAAGAAGAAGCAAATTGATTTATTTAATGATGATTTAAAATTGGGCATTGAATATTGTGGATTATTTTGGCATAATGAAGTTTCCCCTACTCCGAGAGATAGCCGATATCATTATCGTAAATATAAGGCATGTAATGAAAACGGAGTTTCTTTGATTACTATTTTTGAGGATGAGTGGACTCTTAATAAAAATAAATGCAAAGATATATTAAAAGGAATACTTGGCATTTATGATATTCGCTTGTATGCTAGAAAATGCTCTGTATCTCTTATTGATAAAAAACAACTAAGAGATTTTTGTGAAGCAAATCACATACAAGGCTCTAACAAAAGGGCGATAGTTTGCTTCGGCTTATTTTATGATCAAGAATTAATGGGCGTTATGTCTTTAGGTTATCACCCACGAAATACAATTAAGGATGTTATTGTACTAGACAGAATGTGTTTTAAGAACGGCATTCAAGTAGTTGGTGGAGCCAGTAAGTTATTTAAACAGTGCGCAACATGGGCTGTTAATAATAGTTATAAATCTATTGTCACATGGAGTGACAATAGATGGAGTGATGGTAAGGTGTATGATATTTTGGGATTTGATTTAGATAAGAAGCTTCCTCCCGATTATAGTTATGTAAACTTACACAATGTTAGACCTGGAAGAACAAGCAAGCAATCGCAGAGAAAGCTTTTAACTGGATGCCCTAAAGATAAAACAGAGCACGAGTTTGCTTTGGAAAATGGCTTTGCCAGGATATGGGATTGTGGTAAGAAAAGATGGATTTTTAATCTTTAGCCCACGAATACGCCCATAATATCACCGAAGCGATTCATCAATCTTTCTTCCCATGCTCTTTTCGCCTCTATACCTTCTTGAAGCATAGATTGTCCGTTTAACATCATGCCGCCATTAGGGCCTGGTGGGCTTGGAAACTTGGACCAAATTCTTCCTAGCATAATCTGAGCAAAAGCCAGTGCTCCTTCTTGCATAGAAATTTGTACTTCTCTCCAGTCTTTACATTTTTGAATGTAATGAACTATGACTTGTTGAGTATGGCAAGGAATCGGATATATCTTGAGGTGCCCTTGATCTCCTATAAATTCCCAAGAACCTATAGAAGAGCTAACTCTATTATACATTTGTTCGTATTGCTTATATAACACCCATTCGCTAGTATTACCCCAAACAGGGAACTGTGGTGTAAGAAACCCGAACGTACTATAAGATCCATACATAAATTCTAAAGGTACCGATCCCCCCAAATCTGTAGATGTATTAGATGGATTGCTTAGTTGTCTAAAAAATACATTTCTAACAAATCCTATGTCCGCTGGAAGCTCATATACTGATTTGCCAGGCATCGTCTGAAAGACGTAATATTGGAAAAACTCTCTTGGTGCCCATTCTTCTACGATTCTTAGAGACTCATCAACAGCTAAATCTAACTGCTGATCGCTCAACTCAATACGAATTACTGGCGCTCCAAGCATTAAGAGCACGTAATCTTTAATTTGCTCCCTTACCTTATCTCGGTTTGGTCTTGCTGTAATATTTGTAGGACAAGGAACTGGACTACCTACGCACCCTGGTCCGAACTCCATTTCTATATCACTAGGGCATTTGGCCGTATTACTACTAGATGGCATTGCAATGTAAAATAAGTTATCAGTACAGTTGGGCATGTTACTAATATATATTCAGCATGAACACGCATTACATCAAAACCAAAAATAGTATTGCTCCTACTGATAATTTACATAAACTTACGTATGATATTCTCCAAACTGAAAGTCTAATGGATTTAGAAGTTGTTTATGTTGAAATGAGCAAATACTGTTGGCATAACAACTTGGTGTGTCCTTCGTATATATCGGTTAAAGAATCGCTAGAGCGCCTTGTAGAGAGCGGTGTTACAGAACAGCTAACTCAACAGGATATTAAAGCCATGCTGTTAAACAAGAAAATAGCTATGTTTGATGACCCTTTAGATGCTTGGGGCGGGGTTTAAACTGTATAAACAGGACATGGCCTGCCACATTTAGGGCATTTGACCTTTTTGCCATTACAAGTTTCGCATCCATCCGCTTTAGTAAAGCTGTCAATATTCTGATGCACTTCTTTAAATCCACAATAATGGCAATGGACGATATAATTTTTATTCTCTTGCATTGATTAGCTTCTTTAGAACGTATTCTTTACTAACAATTTGGATATCATCTAGGCTAGCTTTATCAAAAATTCTTTGATATGTTTTGCCGTGAAATAGTCCGTTTAAATTAGCTGCAAAAAAGTGCTTATACTTCATCATATCTGGACTAGGATTAATCATATTTGCGTAAATTACTCTACTGTTGTCTCCAGCTCCGTAAATATCGCCCTTCCACACAAAAAACATAGCAAATTGTTCGCTATCAACGATACTTCTAATTTGATTAACTCTATCATTGTCATGATATTCGTGTAAGGCGTCAATTTCATCAGACGTTTTACCAGCAATGCTTAAATTTGTAGGAACAATCATTTTTTTAACCGTAAGATGTCCCGAAGTTTTACTAAGAATTGGCCCTAGTTTGTCTGCATCACTTCCCATCGCCTTGCCGTCCATGCCGAAATAAACGTTAATAGGGCCGGTTGTAAAATCTAATGGAGTCTTTTTTGTAGAATTTCTAGAGCCCGAAATAGAAGTAGTTATACTAGGAGCGTTTGGGAGAACGTCTTCCTTTAAACTTTTTTTTTATGTTTTCTAGGGAAAAAGTCTCCCCTAGCGACAAACATTGCGGGTCTTGGGAATGTTGCAATCGCGGCCGTAGTAGTTGTCCCGGCAGAAACGCCGGCAGGAGCAGCTCCTGCATCTTCTTTTAACTTTTTATCTAACCATTCAGAAAACTTCATACAAGGTATATATGAAACGGTTGATTCGGATTTTGGATATAGACATAAAAAAACAGCCGTGTAAATTTACACGGCTGTTTTAATTCTAACAATTTACTTATTATAGGTCCGCACTTACTTCAAGGGCAGCGCTGGTAGCGTTACCGCTGTCAGCAAGATGAGCGCCGTGACCCGTTGTGAGTCCGGAAGCTACTGTGACGGCAATTAGCGCAGCAGTTTGACTGCCGGCCGAGCCGCTTACTGCTGTTGCAGCAGCCGAAGCTGACGCATCTGTTTGAACTGTCATATCAGCAACTAAGCCTTGGAACGCAACCGTTCCAGCGGCGATTTTATGCGAATATGGTAGTATAATTCTAGCAACTGTGGTTGAGTTAGCATAACCGGCAGCATACACTTGGCTTGCGGCTGTTACACCAAATCGTTCAAAGAATCGCTTGCACATTGATAGTTCGGCGAAGTGAGGGCGAGGATACCAGTTAACTTCAACCGGTGAATTAAATAGTCCAGCCTGAGTAACCTTCATGGCAAATCCAGTTGCAGCAGTGTCCTGTGTCCAAACGAACACCATTAGGTTATTGGCTGTTGCACCGACTTGTCCACCAACGATTAGATCGGTCCATGTATTTACGGCCGTTGGGGTTACTGCGGCAGAAACAGCGGTGACAGTTAGTGTAGTTCCAGAGAAAAATCCGCCGGAAGTATAGCTAGCTGAAGTCCAAGTATTAACGAAAGCAGAAGTGGCCGCGTCAGCAGTGCCTGTCCACTCAAGGATGGCAGCGCGAACTGGCTGAAGATTTGTAGCTTGGAAGCGGCACTGAAACGTAACGTAGTTACCGCGCATGTCAACGGTATCTTTGTTCTCAACAATCTGAGCGACACCAAATCGCTGATTTGCGCCTGTTCCGATTGCGTTCTGTGTGACTAAGCAGCCGTACTCTGCGGCATCTCCAGTTGTTCGTGCAGCAGCAACACCGGTTGTCTGCGTAAGAACATACCAACGGTCAGCAATGTAAGTGTCTGTTGGGTTGCCGAATGCAACTGTGGCAGCAGCAGATGACAGCGTAGTGCCAGTAGAGCTGTTTAGAACGATAGCTGTATTAGATGTTAAGGATGAGACTGTTTTACCAGTGCTCACAGTAGTTCCGGTAACTGTCATGCCAGGACGAACGGTCGCCACGACGTTTGTTAGAGTGCTTACTGCGGTGCTTGTAGTACCGGTTGTTACACCAGTTTGCGTGCCGCCTAGTGTAGTTCCGCGCTGCCATACATCAAATCCGCCGTTATGGAGAATGTTATTTGGTAGCATGCCGCGAGGATTGCTTAGAATTGTATTTGCCATTCTGTTTATTTCCTATAAAATGTTAGACTTAAATTATTTAGTGTGATCAGATCAAATTTTATCGTAGTGGCGGTGAATTTCCACCTAATCCGCCTAATCCTCCACTTGACATACCCCCCATACCTCCCATACCACCTCCGCTATCTGACATTCCTGGTGGAGGCTTTAAGAATAAGTCCATATTACTGCCGGTTATTGTGTAGATTTTTCCAGCATTTGAACTCTTTTCTTCATATGGGAAATGTCCAAACCCTAAGTCCTTAATTCTTAAAAAGTTTTTACCATAACCAATTATTTTGAATCTAGTAGGAGATTTAATTTCATCTATCTCTCCATTTGCGCTCTTAAGTTTCATTGGTGGGTTGATTACAATAAATTGTCTTAAAAAGTCAGATGGCGATACTTGTAGCTTTTTTTGAAAAGTGCCAAGCATGCTCTCATATAAAAACTGTTTAAATCCCATATGATATATATTGTATGACGCTACCCTTTGAGAATGATAGTAAAAGAAAATATACTTGCTTCTGTTGTGGTGTGGCATTTAACTTTAATGAGTTCGCTGATTATAAAGAACACATTATAAGTGAGCATGAAGAAGGCCGAGAATGGATTAAATGCCCTCTGGCACGGTGCGGAGCACCGGTAAGAGATATTCGTTCGCACTTTAAAATTTGTCATCCTGCTGATAAAATACCACATGATATGCAAATGAAAGTTATGGTATGGCGCGATTTTGGCAGCAAGAAGAGAAAGAAAATGCAGTTTGAGGAGGGATATTTAATATCGATCAAGAATCATGGGGCTGCAATGCATTACCGATCATCTTATGAAAAAAAGATATATGAATGCCTAGAACAGTTGCCCAGAGTTGTATCTTATCAAGTAGAGCCATTTTATGTCGGCTATTTTTTTGGCTCTAAGAACAGGAAGTATTATCCAGACATACAAGTAAATTTTGCAGATAATTCCACAGAGATATGGGAGGTTAAGCCTAGTAAGCAAACCAGCTCAAAGCAAAACAGGGCGAAATGGGAAGCCTGCGAAGCCTATTGCTTGGTGAAGGGATGGAAGTTTGTTGTAAAAACAGAAAAAGGTATCGCAAACCTATTAATTGAAGTTGCGGATAATCAGGCGTAATCCCAAAGCTTTAGATCATCTATGAAGTATGGAGACCTAATGACTAGTTCATCTGTTGTTAAGTTTTCACATTCTATAGCGTCTTTGAATTTTTTAACTTTGTCGGATAGAACAATGCTAAATTGTTTTTTGCCATGTGATTTAGTAATTTTGCCATCTTTAATTACTTCCTGAAACCATTTTGTAGATTCTTCTGTCTTTGTTAGAAATAATCCGTTATATTCTGTATCTGGTTCATTAATTAAATATGCATCTTTCATTGCTTTGACGTACTTAACCGAATAGCCAAGTATCTTAGCCGCTGCGGTTATATTAAATTTTGTTGCTTCTAGGACGGTCAGTATATCCTTGCGACATAGATCAAATTTGCCTATTCCATTTATCAATTTATTAAACGTTTTAATAAATTTTCCTTTAGTACCGTTATTGACAATAACGTATTCAAATTGACTTCGCTTTAAGTTTGTTTCGCTGTCGTGGTTATAATAGATATCAAAATCCGGCCGTATTACGAATAAACACATGGCTCCTAGCTCTTTAAGCGTTTCATGTTCATTGACAAATCTAGCATCATCACACGTCCATAAGTCTTTATCATTAATTTGTTTGGCAAATTCCTTGACATGAAAATTATTATCGTATTTACGGAGTATTTCGGTGCCTATAATTTGCATGGCATCTCTGATACTATTAAACGTTTTATCTTCATGATAAAGGGATTTTGTTGCTTTGACCATTTTAGCTAATTTATCTGCCGTTACCTTGTTCCATATTAACGGTTGAGCTAACTTCTGTTCCTTTTTCACTACATCTGTTAAATCCTTAGGATTTAGCTTATAGAGTTCACTGACTAAGGATTTTAGTTTATCGGCGAAACTAATTTTTTTATAGCCGAGTGGGACTAACTGGTCTGCGAGGGTTGTTTTGCCAGCTTTGCATCTGGCAGATATGGAGATAATCATGATAATATAATCGTCATTACTATTATAGCACATGAAACAAATTTGCGGAAATTGCCCTCTGTACAACAAAAAAGAAAAGACCTGCGAGGTGAGTGTAGTGCATAGAGGAGTGGTTTTAGAACTTATGTGCGAAGCGGCAGATGAATGCTACTGGATTAAAAATGACATTGCAATTAGTCAGATAAAAGTAGATTATGACGGGAATAAGCGAATTATTGCAGATTAGACGAAAATCTCTAGTGGTCCACGCTTGCTTTTTTGAGTAGTATCACCAAAAACCATAGTAAAACTTACATCATAAATGCCGCAATCCATTTCAGTTGTGTCCAATAAGTAATATCCTGTATTTCTATCTTTGAATGTCATAGCTGCGCTGTCAACTACAGTTCTTAAGTCTTCTTCTCTTGGAATACATTTTCCGCATCTTTGTACAATTGTAATCGTTATATCTGATACGATTGCCA